TTGTCCACCTATCATCGGTATAGTAAAGAATTGAGAGTCTTCGTCGCCCTTGATAGTGAAGCTGATATGCGCGTGATGATTATGCTTATTGATCCCATCATAAGCACGCCAAGCCCAAGCCTTCTTAGCTGAGGCGATCTTGCCGTCAAAGATGATGTAACTAATTCTTTTATTGCCAGACTTTGCAGCGAGTCGAATCTGATCGACCAAGTCAGGCATGACATCGGGCTTCCGGCCTTTGCCGTTAAGGTCGCGGTCAACATCGATGGCGCGTACCCATCCTTGTGCATCTGGATTATGATCAGACTTGCGAGCAGCGTGTCTCGTGTCACCGATCCAGCCGTCCGAAGTTCTATCTCTATCTGGGAATGCATCGTCTATCTGCTCTCTTAATTGGATAGCAGACTTGGAAAGTCTAGGCTTCATCCAAGTAGTAGTGCAACTTCATCGGCTGTAATACCAAGACGTTTGAGCAATGCAGCCTTAGCAGCTGCCTTTGTAGCATCTCTATCTTTCTTCCAAGCCTCATAGGTCTTAAAGCCAGCCTTAAACTGTGCTTCCGTGATTGTTTCAACGCCATCGTCAAAGATAACTGAGCTAAAATCTTCGCCGTGAATTGACCAACCGCCATTAGGTAAAAGGTAAGTCATTACATCTCCGCCAGTAATTGTCATAATTATGCTCCTATTTCCATTGCGATAATTGTGCTAGTGCCGGAGCCTGCGCCTGTAAAGGCTTTAGCTGTGTTAGAGGCAGAATTTAGTTGAGTTTTGTAAGTGATTGCCGATGTAGTTGCAGGTGTATCCACAAAAGAAATCGTAACGTTAGATATGTTAGTCAATGAAGAACCTGTTGTACCTACGATCGCCGCTAATGTGCCGATAGAAGTAGCATCCCTCATTAGCCTGAAAGTCGCCGATGTATCTCCGGTATCTTTACCGCTGCCGCTATGGGTTGCAATAATCATAACTCTTGAGGTGTTAAGCGATGGAGTAATCGTTACGCTTAAACCTGTGTCTGTAAAAGTAGTTGTCGACACGTTCACTTGAGTGGCTGCGGTGGCCTGTATAACCTGCAACACTTTACCTCCTGAAGTGCCACCAATAGTCACATACGCTGACCCTGAATAATATTGTGTGACATCAGTATCTTTAAGATACGTAAACATGCCTTCTTGAGGTGAGGTAATGGCTGATGCACGAGCTGCGGAGCTGGCAAAGACCATGACTACTTGTGAGGCTAGATAGCCGTTAGCGTCTGCCGCCGTTAGGACGTCGCCCGTCAGAAACTCTTTGAATCCTAAACCTGCTGCCATTGTGTCTCTCCTAGTATCCTAATATGGACGTGCCTATTATACCTGACGTCACAGAATTCAATATGAATCCTTCTACGATAGGCTCAAGTGTTGTAACTGTGCATTTCATACTGTTAGGGGTTATATCCCACGCCAAGCCCTGCACCTGCAAGGTCTTAACGATTGTAGAGCCGTCTGGCTGAACGTTAGTTATCTTGACGTTGTCAAAATAATCAAGGCCGATCATTGTGTCAGTTGGTACATCTGTGTCGAGTAGATCGACAGTCATAGCATCGATGCGGATAGTTGTCTCAGCTCTAGTCGCCACATATATCTTTGCGATGTCTAGGACTTGAGCATCTGTCTGAGGGATCATGTCTGTAATAGTCGTGCCATGAGGAAAATACTTAGCCGCCGAGTCAGCATTAGTTGCAGTCTGCGCTGTGCCGCCGATGCGTGTCATGCTGCATTGGTTCACAATAAGTTTATCGTCGAACGCGTACTTAAGGTCAGAATACGGGATACCTGTTGTCTGATTAAACTCAATAGGTGCAGTCTTAAGGGATGCCACAACATCTGCTCTATCCTTAAACTCAGCTGTGCCATCTGCCAATATGAAAAAGGCACCCTGTTCTGCGAACTCAGCAGCCTTAAGAGCTGCAAGTGATGTACGAGCTGTGCCTGGATCAACCTGGACTGTAGTCGATCCGGTGTCTGTAACTCTCATAGATGTAGGGAATGAGACTTGGTCTAGAATCTTTGTGATCCGAGTGCCGGTAGTCTGTCCAGCAGTTGCCCCTGTAATGGCAGCCACGTTAGCCATCTGAAATAGTCTGAAAGCATCCGAGCAGATAATATCGACGTATCCGATTTCCTGCCCTGTTGGATAATAATACTTGTACTGATCAACATAACCTGAGAATAGGAATTCTTGCGCTGTAGCAGTAGTAGCAGCTACGCGGATCTTGCGTAGTGGAGTCAGGTAGCCAAAGTAAGGTGAGGCTGCATTCTGAGGGTTAAAATCAGAGTCAGGATCTAAGACGCGCACTGTGCAGTTGCCGGACTCGTAAGTATCGCGCATGATATTGCGGCCACGGCTAATCTTTATTGATCGAGTGACGCTACTCAGATCCACTACTGGATCTAGTACGGCAGAGGCTGCGAATGTACCTGTGCCTAACTTGCCGTATTTGTTGTCGCCAATAATAAACCCAAGGCCGAAGGTAGCACCTTGGCTAAAGTCAAAAGATACCGAGATGGTTGCAGGTAAAGTCATTAGAGAGCAACCGCTCCCTTAAATCCTTGCCCTCGATTGACTTGATTAAAAGATCCAGAGAGTGAATCGTTGATCTGACCATCGCGAATTGCACCGCCTACTGTCTGGCCGTCCAGTTCGACTACGATGTTAATCTGTGGCACAGCAGCGCTTCTACCGCGTAAATCTTCCAGACCTAGCGATCCACCGACGCCCATGTCTGGCACGTTAAAATTAGGTACTGCGTTACTTCTGCCGCGTAAATCTTCCAGACCTAATGCGCCACCCATATTAGGAGGAATCCAATTCCTGTAAGGGTTAGGAGCCTCTGGCGTGGCAAGCAAGGCAGCTGTAAGTGCAGCATTACGTTTAGTTGCCGCTTCTAATTGTGCTGACAACTGTTCTGCAAGCGTTCCATTACCTTCAAGAATAGCCTTCTGCAATAGCAATGAGATGCGATCTGTTTCGCTGATCTTGCCCTTAAGTGCTGCTTCAATACCGATAGCCTCAAGGTTAAGAGTCTTTGATGCTTTGTCTAGTGCAGCTTTTTTCTTGGCTTCCGCTAAAGATTTTTTCTGTGCGTCTAGACCCTTCTTAGTAAGCGCTGCTAATTCTTTTTCACGCTTGGCTGCGTCGGCTTCTGCTTTCCTTCGAGCCGCATCGTTAGGATCAATAAAGGTGCCGCCTAGCGCAGATGAGGGATAACCCCCAGTAGGCACCGCTTTAGATTTACCTAAGTTACTGACTGCACCAGCTAGAAATAATCCTAAGAAATCTGATTTATCTACTGCGCCTGTTGTGCCTGGGAGAGATTTCAATTTATCTATAAGTACAGCTACGCCGTAAATAGAATCAGAGACATTTGTAGCAAAATCTTGCATTGAGTCGGCTAAAGGCTGTACTGAATTACCTTCTCCTGCAAGCAAAGCAAGACTGTCAACTAGACCCTTGCCAATAGTCTCAGATGCTTCTCCGGCTGCTGTAGATAAGATACCTAACTTGCCAGCATAAGTCTCAAGATAGGCAGCATTAGCGCCTGTAAATTGCTTGCTAAGTCTTTCTTGTACATCTGCAAAGCTCATGGTTTTTAGCTCGGCTTGTGATATTCCTAGTGCATACTTTTTAAGGCCACGAGTCTGCCCCACATAAGCCATACTCAAATCATTAACTACAGTCTCAAATTCAACTCCGCTGCCTCTACTTATGTCTAGGGCTTGAGTTAGTATTTCTGTTGACTTAGCAACTGAGCCCGTGGTCTGCAAAAGTTTCTGCATGCTCGGCCTCAACTGGTCGTCTGTAACGCCTGAAGCCTTAGATAACTGCGATATAAATTCTTCAATGCGTGGAGTCTCAAAGCCTAAGCCTAAATTCTTAACTGCTAAGGCCAGACGAGAAGCTGCTTTCTCATCGGCGATAAATGCCTTTGCCGCTTGCTTGCCAAAGTTGATTACAGCGGCTGTTGATAGGCCGATGCCTGCTGCGCCTGCTAACTTCTTTACAGCTGACTGTAAACCTTTGACGCCTTTGTCGGCTTTCTTAAGCCCCTTGTTATCAAAGATTGTAGCAATGCGAATTGCTAGACTTGTATTAGCTGCCATCATCGACCTCTGTAATCTTTGTTGACGCCTTTGGTAACTGCTATGGCTGTTGTCATTGCCTTTTCAATAGCCTTGAGTACGGCAGCGTTAGTCTTGCCTTGATCTTCTGCCCATGCC